TGCTCCTTAACCCACTCCCCATATCCAATCGCAGGCGAGCGAGAGGCCTGCGGCCTGCGTGCCCACACCAATGAGCCCGACGGCAATTGTAAACGACGTGCTGCCCACAAACACCCACGCGCGCCCGTCGTCGCTGACCCAGTACGTAATCGTGCTCCCCACACGCTGGATGCGAAAATAATTGAAGCGCAAATTGATCGCGCCTACCTGCGTCGTCGTCGTTCCCACGCGCGTGATGGCGCTGACGCTGCCCACGTTCAAACGCCACGCGACCTCGCGCGCGTCGTCGGCGCTTCTTATCGAAAAGCGCGCCTCTTGTGTGACGTCAGCGTTTCTGCCGTGCACAAGCTTGCACCGCGCGTCAAAGTCGCCCGCGGGCGTCCACGACCAGTAGCCATAGCGCGCCCCGCCGCTCTCGGCGATAAACAGGTGCGATTTGTGAAACCCATTCGAATTCCACGTCGTGGGTGCGAGGTTGCCCAGCCACGTGATGCCTGAGGCAGAGCTGTCGAAGTGCTGCAGAAATGTGTAATTTGAGGGCGCGTTACCGAAGCGGTCAGGGTGGTCTGCGAAGGAGGGGATGACGGTGGCGCTCGGCAGGTTGAGGTCGAGCTGCCATGTGATGTAGCGAGAGGCGGCGGGCGCCGCATTGACGCGCACGACGCCAGAGCCCAAGTCGGTGATGATCGTGTCGGTAAACTCGATGGTGTTTACGCCCGCCACGCTAGGGCTGCCATCAATCTCGCGCACCGTGAGCGCGCTGGGAAACGCAAGCTGCACCGCGCCTGAGCCCAAATCGGTGAGCGCGTTGTTGGGCACGACAATTTCACGCACTGGCGAGACATTGGGGGTGTTGTCAACCTCGCGCACGCGCAAAGGTGGGTTCGCGATCGACACCACCCCAGACCCTTCATCCGTCACGGTCGTGTTATCGAACTTGAGCGTGGTGACGCCCGACACGCTGGGGCTGCCATCTTGCTCTTCCACCACGAGCGATGAGGGCGCGGGGAAGCTGACCTGCACGACACCTGCGCCCAGGTCAGTGAGCGAGGCGTTGGGGAACACGAGCTCGCTCACAGGTGAGACGTTGGGGCTGCTGTCGACCTCGCGCACGGTGAGCGCCGAGCTCGATGACGGCGGCAGCCCAACAACAACGAGCCCATCGACCACCAGCAGCGCGTCAACGGTGAGCGTGTCGGGGTAGAACTGCTCACGCCGCGCGCGCACGCGCTGCGCGACGTGCACGGGGTTGGGCGCGCCCAGCGCAGGGGGCACGTTGATCAACGTGCGCAGGTCGACGTGGTCAGGGCGCTGGCGCAGCGCCGCGCCGTCCGCCAAGTAGTACGCCTTGATGGGCACGGCGTCGGGCGGGCGGGCGGCGAAGCAGCTGTCGATCGCATCCGTCGTCAGCGGGATCGTTTGACTAACGGGCGGGGAGGCGGTGACGTGCAGCGTGCCATCAATGACGTCGAGCCAGACCACGGCGTAGCGGTGCTGGTTCGCCGCGGGGATGAAGGGCTGCAGGTCGACCTTGTCGGCCTGCGCGTTCGTGCCAGCAAACCAGCCCACGTAGTCCTCGACGACGTCGTAGAACCAAGCGCGCGCGTTCACGAGCGCGCTGGGGGTCAGCCCCGTCGCCACGGGGTCGGACTTGAGCGGGATGTAGTGGTCGTTCGTGATGAAGCGCGCGTCGGGCAGCAGCGGGTTCGACGACAGCGGGTTGACGCCCGCCTCGACCATCGCGCTGAAGTCGCCCTGCACGACCGCGTCGACGCCGTCGGCGTCCACGCCCACGCGCACGCGCAGCCCGACGCGCGGCACAAACGCGGCGCCCACCGCGACGCGCACCGCTGCCGCGGGCGAGAGCCGCTGCTGGCCGCTGCCGTCGGCGCCGGCGGGGTAGCGCACGAAGACGTAGCCGACGCGGTCGGGTACGTGGATGCGCCCCTGCTCGTCGCCTAGGTAAGCGACGCGCGTCCTCTGTGTGAGCCGCGCCCGCGCACGGCGCAGGCGTCTTATGTCATGTTCCGTCACCATCACGGCACTCCTGAGCCATCGGTCGCGCAGATCTGGACGTAGAGGTAGGAGGCGCTGTTGTCGCTGTACGCGCTGTCGACGTACTCCGTCTGCAGCGACGTGCCGTCGCCGATGAGAGACAAGGTGTAGGTGTGGTTGGGGTTGTAGGCGGGCGTCGGCGGGAAGACGCCGTCCAGCTTCAAGCCGCGCGTCGGCTGGCTGATGGCGGGATTGCCGCCTGAAGCGTTGAACGTGTAGAAGGCGTCGGCGTACAAGGGCGTGCTGTCCTGGACGCCTGTAAAGGGGTTCACGCCCGTGCCCTCGAACTTGACGCGCGAGATCGTGACGCCGCCGCCCGCGCCCGTGTGGTGGGTCGTCCAACGCAGGCGCAATCCTGGCTGCGTCATCGTGACGCTGCCCGTCCAGATGTACGTGCCCGCGCCTGAGGGTGGATTGGCATCGTTGAAGACGATCGAGGGCGGCACGGTGTTGGGGAGGTCAGAGCCCGATGTCGCCGTCGTCGCATACAGGCGCAGAAAGCTGTTCACGTTCACTGCGTTTTGGTAGTCGATTTCGACGCGCGTGATCGTGGATGTCGTCGTCGTCAGGCGCACGATGCCGAGGCTCGTGCGATCAAACACGCACAGGCTGGGCGACTTGTACGTGACCGCCTTCCAGCCCACGCCCGCTTGATAAAGCCCTGCGTTTTGCCCCACACCGCAGCCGTCGTTCACGACGAGCCAGCCGTGCGTGCCCGTCACGAAGTTGAACTCGCGCACCCACGTGGGGCTGGGCACCGAGCCGACCAGCCCCACGCCGCTGACGGTGAGCGTGTAGGCTTTACCGTTGGTCAGCTGGTAGGGCGTGTTAGCCGCGGCCGAAGAGCGCATCGGCACGAGCACCATGCGGCAGCGCGGGCGCGGGCGGCGGCGAGCGGCGTCCTCAGCCGCGTCGGTGGGCAGCATGGCGTAAGCGCGCGCCGCTTGCGAGGGCGTCAGCGGCTGCTGTTCGCCAACCTCAGGCGCGTCGGTCGGGTAGTTCACCGTGAGCGCTTCGGGAAACGCAGGGTAAGGATCGAGCGTCGGCAGCACGGGCAGGAAGGTCTCAACCTGCTGCGGGATGATGCTGACGGCGACGACGGCGCCGGCGCTCGCGCGCGCGAGGTGGAACGTCGCGCGCAGCTCACGCGCGCCTGTTTCTTGATCGTAGGTCTGCGACACCGCGCGCAGCTGCCACAGCTGGGCGCTCGTGTAGGCGCGCCCGCGCGCGTTTGAGCTGGCGGGGAGCGCAAACGTCCACCAGCGATCCCAGGCGGGCACGAGCGCGTCGCGCCACGCGCCCCATAACGTCGCGGTCAGCACGTCGCCGGGTTGGCTGTTCGCGAACAGGACGCCCGCGATGTCTTTGAGCTCTTGAAACGTGACGTTGTCGGGCTGGCCTGAGCGCAGCCAGAGGCCGTCGACGGTCACCGTCTCGTCGCCGGCGCCGCGCGCCTGCGGCGGCGCGCTCGCGGCGTAGAACGTCGACGTGTTGGTGCTGGGGTTGTAGCGCTCAGCGCCCACCTCGACGCGCGCGAGGCTGGGCGCGAAGTCGGCCTCGATCGCGAGCTCGAGCAGGTCTTCCTCCGAGAGCGCGGCGTTCACGAGGCTGCTTGTGAAGTAGCGCGCGTCGGGGACGACGTGGGTGCTCCCGCCCGCGGCGAACTGCACGCGGTGCAGGACGTAGCCTGCGAGCTGCTGGAGCGCCTCGAGCAGTGTGCGCGCCTCGACCGCGACGGCTTTGATCTGGTAGTCGTCGAGGTTGGGCAGGTGCAGCGCGCTGACGTTCGCGAACGTGCTGAACGCGCTGACAACGTGGGCGATCGTGCGCGCGGGCGTCAGGCTGGCGAGCTGCCCCCAGACGGTCGGCGCTGACGCGCGCTCGACGAGCGTGGGCTGCGCTGCGGTGGAAGCGGCCTGCAGCCCAAAGCCCTCGGCCTCGAAGACGACCTCCTGCTGCAGCCCGACGTCGTCGACCGCGCGCGCGGCGTCGCGCTCGCCGCGCAGCCGCCCCACGAAGTCGACGTTCGTGTGCAGCTGCGCGTCGGCGGCGCTGTAGATGCAGATCGCGGTGTCGGGCAGCAGCGTGCGCAGCAGGCTGACCGCGTCGCCCGTTTGGTAGCCCGTGAGCGAGGCGCGGTAGCCGTCCTCGTCGACTTCGATCGTCACAGCGTCGAGGTTGGGGATCGTGAACTGCTCGCCGACCCACACCTGAAACGCGAACCAGTTCGAGACGCCCAGGCTGTTCGTCACCGTCAGCCGCACCCATCTATGCCCCTGCGGGAAGCTGACCGTCACGTTTTGGCTGCTCGCGTTCCCGACGACGAACGTGCCATCTGCAATGTCCCAGCTCCAGGCCGTGATCGTCGCGCCGGCAGCAACAGGGTTGGCGGTGGGCGCGAACGCGAACTGCGCGCTGGGGGCCGTCGTCGGGTTGACGTAGGCCGACTGCAAATTCTCAATCAGCGGGGCAGGCGCGGCGTAGGGCTGATCCCAGTCGACGAACACCTGTCCCGCGGGCGTCACGCGCGGCAGCCGCGGCTGCACGCGGTAGTCGTTGACGACGGTGACGCGCAGCGCAGGGTTGATCGCGATGGGGCACTCGTCGACGAAAAACGTCGTCCCCGCGGGGGGCTTGCGCACGCGCCCGACGAACAAGGGGCGTCTCAGGTCAGCGCCCGTCGTGATGTAGACGGTCTGACCCAAGCGCACGGCCGACGCCGCGCCCTGCAGCACGGTGCCGATGCTGAGCTGAGCAACGACGTCGGTTGACGACGTGCTGGGCTGGAACTGGAACACGACCGCCTGCGGGCAGTAGGCGACGCGCAGCTGGCTGCGGTAGCTGGGCGCGCGCAGCTGCTGCAGGAGCGAGGGTGTGAGCAAAGGCGGCATCATGGGATGACCTCCAAGCGAACGAACTCCCACACGAAATCGACGATGGCGACGCCGTGCTTTGTTTCGTTGACGAGCTCGAAGTCAGCCGCGTCCGGGAGCAGCAGCGTCGCGTTGTAGTTGGCGTAGGCGCCGCCCAGCGCGCGCGTGCGCACGGTGACGCGCCCCTCGTAGGTGCTGGCCAGCAGCTGATACTGAGGCAGCCACAGCAGCCCGCTGCGCCAGCGCACCGCGGGGAAGCCCTCGCGCCGCGCCGTGCCTGCGAGCGTCAGCCGCCGCACGCCGCGCCGCCAGCTGTCGGCCGCGTGCTCCCAGGGCTCCAGGAACGCCACGCCGCCCGCGGTCAGGCTCGTGACCAGCTGCAGGCCAGCGACGTTGTTGTGGCCAGGCGCGATGCGCGCGTCAAACGGGATGAACATACCCTACCCCTCCTTTAGCCATAGCCCGCGCGCTTGAGCACCTGGCCGACCTGGCGCCCGACGTCGCGCTCGACCGCGCGGGGTGCGGGCGACGGGGCTGCCCGCCCCTCGCCGCGCCGCTCAGGCGCTGCCTGCGGGCCGCGCGCCGCGAAGCCGCGCGCGGCTAGGGCGAACTGCTGGATGAGCGCAAGCTCCTGAGAGAGCAGCGCGCGCATCGTGCCGAGACGCTGCTGCGCGTAGGCGTTCAGCTGCGCAACCTCCTGCGCGTAGACCTGCTGCGCTTGGCTCAGCTGCTGCGCGCGCGCGCGGCGCGCCGCCTCGACTTCCCGCTGGAACTGCAGCTGCAGCTCCTGCTGCTGCAGCTGCGCCTGCTGCCGGCGCTGCGCCAGCTGCTGCTGCGCCTCCTGCGCGAGCTGCGCCCGCTCGCGCGCAAAGCGCAGCGCGTTGTCCTCCTGCTGGCGCTGCGCGGCCAGCTGCGCGTCGCGGCGCTGGCGCTCCTGCTGGCGCGCGGCGTCGCGCAGCGCGAGGATGCTGCGCCTGGCGCTCGCGTCCTCTTGGGCGTCGGCAAACTGGCGGTCGATGTCGGCCAGGGCGCGCTGCGCGGCACGGCGTGCGTCCAGGTCAGCCTGCAGCTGCTGCTGCGCCAGCTGCGCCTGGCGCTGCGCGGCCTGCTGCGCCAGCTGCGCGAGGTCACGCGCGAGCGCGCGCGCCAGGTCGTCGCTGCGCTGCGCGAGCTGGCCCTGGGCGCGTGCCACCGCCTCGTCGTACTGCTGCGCGATCTGCGCTTGGCGCTGCAGCGCGCGCTCCTGCAGCTGCGAGGCGCGCTGCTGGACGTCGGCGAGCGCCTGGGCGCGCTGGGCAGCCTCCTGCGCGCGCTGCCGACGGCGCTCCTCGGCTTGAGCCGCCTGCTGGGCTTCGAGCCGCTCGCGCTCGGCGGCGGCCGCTGCGGCGTCGGCGGCGGCGAAGGCGTTACGGTCGAGGGCGGCGTTGAAGACGTCGATCTGCGCGCGGGCAGCGTCGGTGCGCTCGCGCAGCTGGGCGATCTGCTGGGTGAGCGCGGCGAACGCGGGGTCAGCCGCCTGCAGGCCGCGCCGCTGCTGCTCAAGCTGCACAAGCAGCTGTTCTTCGAGCTGCAGGCGCTGGCGCAGCTGTTCGATTTGCTGCTCGACCTGGGCGCTCGTGCTGCCCGCAAGCACCGCGTCGATCACCGCGCGCTGTGCGTCCACTTGGCGCACGAGCGCAGCGGCGGCGTCGTTGGCGGCCGATTGGTTCGAGAGCAGCGCGCGTTCGAGCGCGCCCAGCTCGTCGCCCAGCGCGCCCGCCTGCCGCAGCGCCTCGTCAATCGCCTCGCGCAGCGCGCCCGCGCCGTCCAACCCCAGCCCACGCTGGATGAAGTTAAAGCTTTCGAGCTGCTGGGTGAGGGCGTCAGCGGTCACGAGCAGGGCGTCGCGCTGGCGGTTGAGCTCGGCGAAGCGCGCCAAGAGCGCGTCGCGCGTCGCGCCCCCCGTCAGCTGGTCGCGGACACGCGCCTGGGCCTCCAGCTGCTGGCGCAGGGCGGCGTTGGCGCGGTCGCTCTCGGCCTTGAGCAAACCGAAGGCGGCACCAACCGCGGCGACCGCTGCAGCCGCGGGCAGCAGGACAGGCGCGGCCGACGAGAGGGCGGCGACAAAGCCGAGCACGGCCGCCTTGACGCTGCCGAACGCGGCGACCAGCTGTTGAACAGCCGCGGCGGCGTTGGCAGCAGCGGTCAGGGGCGCAGCGTCGACGCCGAGGCTGGCGGCAGCTTGGGCGGCGCTGCCGACCGCACCGAAGGCGCTGCCCGCGGCCGACTGCGCCGCCTGCAGCGCGCCGGCGCGGGACGCAGCGGACGCCAGCGCGGCGCCCAGCTGCTGGGCGGCGTCGGCAGCGGCGCGGAAGGGCTGCGGCGTGATGCGCTTCACCGCATCGCCGACGCCGTCGAGGCCGCGGCTGACGAGCGCAGCGGCCTGCTGGGCGCGGTTGAGGGCGGGCTGGTCGACGTTGAAGACGATGTTGGTCGTTAGCTCAGCCATCGAGCTCCTCCAGCGCGGGCAAGTTGCTTGCATCGGGCAGCGCGTCGTTGAGCGCCAGCCACTCTTCCATCGCCAAGAACTTGGCGACCGCGCGCACCCACCAAGCGGGCTGATCGAGCCAGCCGCCGGCCTTGGGCAGCACGCGCCAGTCGGTCGCGCGCGCGAGATTATAGAGCTCGAACGCCGCGAGCCCGCCCTCGTGCTGCCAATTCGCGAGGGCGGCCGTCAGCGCGCGCAGCTCGTCCTCGCTCGCGCGCAGCGGCTGGCCTGCCTCCAGCGCCCGCCGCCGCCGCAGGCGCTCCAAGATGACGGCGTCGAGCTCGTGGGTCATTTTGGGTCGGCGCCCTCCGCGGGCGCCGCGTTGACCCGCGCCAGCGCGTCGACCCAGGCCTGCGCCAGCGCGCGCTGGGCAGGCTCGTGCAGCAGCCACCTGTAAGCGCGCAGCTGCTCGTCGACCGCGGCGAAGCGGCCTGGCCACGCGAACGGGGTGTTCAGAACGTTCACACTTTGCTGAATCATCTGAACGAACGCGATGACGGGCGCGAACGCGGCGGGCGGCAGCTCGGAGAGCGGCGTGTCGGGGTGCAGACGTTGGGCGAGCTGCGCGTGGAGGTAGGGCGCGTACAGGTCGTCTTCAGCGGTTGCGGGGCGCAGCGTGACGCGCACGCCAGCGGCTTCAAACGTCAACATCAGCAGCCCCCGACGAACGCATAGCGCACGACGACGTTGGCGCCGGCGGCGGGCGGAGTCACAAAGGTCAGCACCTTGGTCGTCGTGTTGACGGTGAAGTTCGTCGTATACGCCTGCGCCGTCCCATCGATCCACACCTGCACCGCCGCGCCCGAAGCGGCGCGCGGCTCCTCGGCCAGCGTCACCGTCGTCGTCGTACCGTTACCGACGAAGGCGTGGTACGTGACCGGGTGCGTCGACCAGTACGCGCGGTACGCCATCTGCGTCGTGCCGTACTGCGACGACTGCACCGTTTGCCCAGTCGGCAGCGTGCTGACGCGGTTGAGGACGACTTGGCCAGCGTACTCGTTGACCTCGTTGGTGGTGAAGGCGGGCGACGTCTTCGCGAACAGGTTGACCGCGAAGAACTCGCTCACGTGGTAGCCGCTGGTGCCCGCCGAGGACGGCGCGACGGACTTGGCGGGCGAGTTCACCACCAAAAACAGGTCAGCGAGGTTCAAGCACTTGGGAACCCCTGGGATGTACGTGTAGTCGCCCTCGGTGTGGGTGGTCACGCCGTTCGCGACCGCGGCCAGCGCCTGGTCAAGCGCCGTCAGGGTGACGCTGCCGGCGACGCCCTCCTGCGCCTCGCCCAAGAACGAGGCGAGCAGCCCGTTGTTGCCCAGCGCGTTGACGACGGGCAAATCAGGCTCCTGCACCTCCAGTCCCGAAACCCCCACGAGCTTGCCCATCGCGCTGTTTTGGCCGTTGCTGAGGGCAGCCGCGCTGGAGCCGTTCGCGTAGTTGCCACGCTTCGTCGACCAAAAGACGTGCTTCAAACCAATGCTCGAAAACTGCGTTGTCATGTTGACCTCCTGCGTCGTGTACAACTGCATTGTACATCAAACGCACGAGCCAAACAGCCACGTGAATTTGAAGCAGCCACAGAACAAGGGAGGGAGGCGCGCAGCCCACGTCCGCCAGCCCTTTCGTACACGGTGTACGAAAGACAGCCTGCGCGCAAATGTTAAAAAACGCGCAGCCTTGAGTAATCTATGCTAACACTGCGCGCGGGCCTTGCGCTGGTTGCTGCAGCAAGCGGCGTCGGCGCCGGGCCAGTTTCTCGAAACGGTTTTCGTGAAACCGGTGCAGCTTCGTTTACACGTTTACACGTTTACACGTTTACACTCTTGTTTACAAGCTTGTTACACGTAAACAAGCTGACGTCTACGAGAAAACACGTTAGCTACAGCTGTTGTTAACTTGAGTTAACGTTAGCTAACTAGAGTGAACTAAAAGTTAACTAGTTAACTAGAAACAAAGCGCGCGTGCGCGTAGGCGCGTGCGCGCGCGTACACGCAGCGCAGCGCAGCAGGGCGTGAGCCCTCACCCCTTGTCTACCAAGCGACGCCGCAGCGAAGCGGCAGCTCACAGCGCACACCGTCGCCCTTGTCTACCAGCTGCACAGCTGCGCAGCTGCGCCTGCCCGCGCTGTCTGCGCTGTTCAACGCAGCGCAACAAGCGCGGCGCTGCGGCGCATAGACCCCGGCGCATAGCCCGCGCGCGCCGCCTCGGCTGCTAGCGCAGAGGCGGCAGGACGCGCTGTGAGCCGATTTCAGGCGTTTTTACGTGCCCTCAGCTAGGGGGGTAGCTGGGGGGTGGCAGAAGGCGCCTCAAATTGCGCCTCAGGCGCTTCTCGCCTCTCGTCTCACAAGCGTCAACCTAGTATATGCTGGCACACCAAGCGGCTGAAATCGGGAAACTACTTATCAGTCTTGTTGACAGTTTTTCGTGCAGCGTGTACGAAAAAAGACCCCAGCGCGTTGGCTGGGGTCTGGCTGGCGCGCCCTAGCGGCGTGGCGCCGGCGGAGGCTCCGCCTCGACGGCGGAGTCCCAGACGTCGACGGGGACTGGCCCGCCGTCGTCGACGAGGAAGCACACCGTGCCGGGCGGCGCGCTGGGGTGGCGGCTCCAGCGCCACGCCTGCGCGAGCTGGAACGTCTCCGAGCGCGACAGTGGTTCGCCGGTCAGCTCGACCGCCATCTCGTTGATCACGTGTAACATTGCTGCCAAGCTCTTTGCATCCCGAGCGATGAGCGCGTCGGCCAGCGTGTTCAGCGTGTTCAGCGTTTTGTTCAACATTTTGATCTCCTTTTCCCCCGTGGGGGTGCTTGTTTCAGTTACTTAAATTGTATGCGTATCGCGCAAAATTGTCAACTTGCAGTTTTGAAATTGTTCGCGCTATCATGCACTTAACGCAAAGTGCACGAAAGGAGACCCTATGTTCACGTTTGAACGCGCTGCCGCAGCGGCAGCCAAGGCGCGCGCAGTCAGCAAGGTCTGGCCGTATGCCAACGCGCTGCGGCTGGTCGCCGCGGACGGGCGCGCGGTGTTTTCCGTGGTCGCGCCCGACTACGTTTTCTGCGCCTACGCTGACTGCCCTCCAGGCTGGCGCGCCGAGGGCGTCGTCGACGCTGCGACGCTGAGCGAGCTGTGCGCGCTCGCCCCCGTCGACGGCGTCGAGCAGGCTGACGCGGGGCTCGTGCTGCGCCAAGGGGGCAGCGTGACGCGCCTGCGCACGCTGTCCGCCGACTTGCCCGACGCCGTGCCGGCGCCAGCCGAGGGCGCCTTCTTCCTCGCCAGCGCGCCTCTCGCTCAGGCGGTGCGCTGGGCAGCTGCCGCAGTCAGCCGCGACGAAGTCCGTCCCGCCCTGGCTCACGTCAGCCTGACTTGGGGTGAGGGCACCCTTCTGGTCGAAGCGTCGGATGGCTACCGCGCCCACAGGGTCGTGCGGCCGCTTGAGGCCGTGCGCCGCGCTGGGGGAACGCTCATCCACCGCAGCGCGCTGCGCGCCGCGTATCAGGTGCTCGACGCTGACCACGTCGTGGCGCTCTCAACCGCAGCCGACGGGCAGCTGTGGCTTGTGTCTGACAGCGCGATGCTCTACCTGCGACCCAGCGAGGCGCGTGCGCGCATGACGTTTTTCCCCCTGCCTGACTGGATGTTTCAGCCTACATCGTCCTGCTTCGACGTCGACGCTGACGCGCTGCGCGCTGCGCTGAAGATGCGCTTGGCTGAGGGCGCGCTCGGCGTCCACATGTGCTTGAAGGGCGGCGCGCTGACGGTCAGCGCGCAGGGCGGCACGTCGCAGCTACCCGCCGACGGGGACGACCAAGAGGCGCATCTCAACCCGCAGTACCTCCTCGACGCGCTGCTGCCCGCAGGGCGCTCCGAGCGCGCTGCGCTGTCGCTCGACGCGCGCTCGCGCTGCACGGTCACGACGCGCGAAGGCGCCTTCGCAGTCGTCGTCATGCCCATGGAGCCGCGCCGCCCATGAACGCGCCCGTCGTCTTCCCCAACGCCCCCGTCTTCGTCCAGGGTGAGCCGGCCCAGCTCGTGCTCCAGCAGCGGGTGGAGCGCATGACCGTGCTCCAGCCGCTGCCGGCTGCGTTCGACACGCCGCGCTTCGCCTGCCGCCTGCGCGCCGCTGACGCCGCCGCGCTGACGACGGTGAACTGGGACGCGGCGCCGCGCTGCGCGTTTAGCGACCGCATGCTGCGCGTGGGCGGCGAGCTGACGCTGCCCGCCGCCCCCGCCCCGCGCTGGCGGCGCCCTGTCCTGCGCCTGCGCGCGCTGCCCGCGCGCGCAGCGGTTGAAGCTGTGATCCACAAGGCGTCGGTGCGCCCGTTTCTGCACCCTGAGCTGCACGTGCTGCTAACGCCTGCGCGCGCGGGGGCGCTCCAGCAGCTGTGGGACGCCTGGACGCCCCGCCACTGCGTCTTCGCCGACAGCGAGTGGGGCGCGGCGCTCATCCTGGGCGCGGTGACTGTCCTCTTTCTCGACAGGGAGGAGCTGCGCGCATGAACGTCTTCACGCTCGTCTACCTGTGCATCGCCGCCGCCACCGCGCACCACACCGCTTGGGGCGCCGCGTTCACGATGCAGGGCCAGCCCCCCGCCGACCTGCTGGGGCAGGCGGCGTGGTGGTGCAGCGGCGCGCTCTTTGCGGTGGCGGTCGACGTCAGCATGCTGGCCATCTCGCGCGCCATCCGCGCCGGCCGCGAGCGCACGCGCTGGCTGCTGCTGGCCTTCGCGCTCGTCTCGGCGGCCAGCATGTTCACCCAGCTGCTGTACGCTGCTCACCACGCTGCGCCGCTGCCGCTCTCGGAGGGCGTCGCGCCCGCGTGGGCGGCAGCGCTTCAGCCCTTGGTCGACGCGCGGGTCGTCGTCATCCCGCTGCTGCTGCCTGCGCTCGCGCTCTTGTACACCTTCGCTGGCGTTGGCCACCGCGCGCCTGCGCCGCCGCGCGCTGAACCACCCCCGCCGCCGGCCGTCCGCCCGCCGAGCCGCCCCGCCCTGCCCGCCGCGGCTGTCCACACTGCTGACGGCTGGCAGCTGCGCTGCCCGGCCTGCGGCTGGCAGACGGCCAAGCCGACCCTGGCCAGCGCCCGCGCGGCGCTCGCGGCCCACATGAGAACCCACGTTGAGGCAAAGGAGACACCACGATGAACAAGTTCGACAAGCACTACACGCGCGACCTGCTGCACTGGGGGGCTGCGCTGCGCGCGCTGCGCCACGTCTGCCAGCGCGGCGGGCTCTACGAGAGCCCGCTGCAGTGGGTGTGCCACGCCATTGACCTCGAGCTCGACGCGCTGGAGGCGGCGCTGCAGCGCCGCTCGCTTGAGAGCGAGGTGCGCCATGACTGAGCTCGTCAACCTCACCTCGCACCCGGTGTCGGTGTTCGACCAGGAGACCGCGAGCGCGCTCAGGCGCGCCCGCAGCGTCTACGAGTTCTACGAGCTGCTGCGCGCGCGCCCGCCGCTGCTGCAGCTGCCTGCGCGCGGCCTCGCGCGCGTCGACGTCGAGCGCGTCCTCGTCGACATGCTGCGCTTCGAGTCCAGCGTCGTGCCCATTTATCGCGCCACGTTTGCGCGCGTCGTCAACGATTTGCCGCCGCCCGCGCCCGACACGCGCTACATCGTGAGCGCAATCGTCATGCGCGCCTGCCCTGAGCGCAGCGATTTGCTCGTCCCCGTCGAGGGCGTACGCGACCCGGTTGGGCGCATCGTGGGCTGCGCGGGGTTTGACGTGCGCGAGGACTAATTTCGAGTTTTTCGAAATTGCCCCCTTGACAGCTATGCGCCATCATGGTTTAATTGGGGTAATGAAAAACGAGCTGCCCGCACAGGGCGGGCAGCCCAAGCAAACAAAAGGAGACCCAGAAATGACCACGCTAATCGAGATGATGACCTTCCCCGCCGCCCCCGTCGAGCCCGTCCTGGCTCACTGCGACCCTCGTGATCGCGAGGCCAACGCCGCGAACGCCGCCGCGCTCAACCGCTACGCCATCGACTACGCCGCCTGGAAGGCAGGGCGCGAGGCGGCTGCCCGCACCCGCGCCGAGCAGCTGCGGCTGGCCTACGGCCTGCAGGCCGCCCCTCGCTGGTACTTCTGGCGGACGTACATCTGCTTCACCACGACTGAGCAGGTGTTCACGGACGAGGGCGAGGCTCACCCCTGGGACGAGTAAGCCCTCACCCTCGCCCCGCCCTCAGCGGCGGGGTCTTCTCATGGGGGCGATGTGGTTTGGACGGCGCTGAAGGCCTCCAGGGGCAAGCGTCGGACGCGGGTTCGACTCCCGCCGCCTCCACTGCGCACCGCGCGGCGCTAACAAACAACCACGCTCACCCGCGCGGGGGTGAGCTGAAAAGGAGAAACAGAAATGTACCGCTTCATCATTCCGTGTCCGGCCCCCGTTGGCCGCCTGATCCGCCTGCACCGCGCGGCTAACCGCCGCCGCGGGCGCACCCTGACGCCCGTCCCGCTCGTCGTGGGGCTGGGGCTTGGCAATCGCGTCGAGCGCGTCGAGCGCGGGCGTGTGGTCGAGCTCCCCTGGCGCGAACGTATGGTGTTCTCGCCCGCAGGCTGGCAGTGGCAGCCCCCGCTGCCCGCCTCGAAGGCGGCGCCCTCCGCGACCCGCGAGGCGGATGGCCGCGTTCGCATTGCCGACGTGCGCGGGTATTTGCCGCGCGACCCGCGCGTGAAGCACGGCATCGGCCACAACACCGTCCGCTATGGCCGCGTGGCCGTCGGCTACCTCGACGTGTCCGACCTCGTGGAGGTGGACACGGGCCGCCGCGACGTGCGCCAGTGGGTGGCGCCCGACGGCACGACCTACACCTACGATATGGGGATCACTCCTGGTGACCCCTACACCTTCGAGGTGTACACGCCCGCGAGCGGCGAGTAGGAGGAAAACGAGATGGACGCCTATGCCATTAAGGCGCTCCTTTACGTCAATTGGCGGCGGCTGAACCAGGCCGCCGCCGAGTTTGACGAAATCGTAGTCCACGTCCAGGCGTGGCGGGTTCCCCACCTGAGGCGCCAGAACTTGGCGTCTCGCGCGCCCGACGAGGTGACCCGACTAGACTCGATATTCACTGGGCAGAGCTTCGAGGTGAGCTCTGCCACCGACGACCAGGTCGACAACCTGGTCAACCTCCTTCGCGCGCTGGCAGCGCTGGCTGCCAGCGCGCACGCGCGCGAGCTGACCAGCGTCGCCAAGACGCTGGTCAAGGCGATGGACGTCCCATCTTGGGTGCGCCCCCTCCTACTCGACGTCGTCGAGGGCGACGACGCGCAGGAGGCTTGGGAGAAATTCGTCCAAGCCAACCCGCGCTGGGACGACGACTGGGATGATAACGACGACGACGATGACGACGGCGGTGACTGGGACGGCGGCGGCGACGGCGATGACGACGGCGGCGGCGATGACGACTGGGACGGCGGCGACGACGACGTCTGGGAGTACGAGTTGGAGGTGGCCAATGCTTATTAACCTCCCCATCTGGGCGCAGGCGGTGCTGCTGCACTATCCCGACACGTACCGCGACACCCAGCGTCTGCGCGAGGCGCTGGGGTTGGGCGCAGGCCTCGACTACGCTGAGGCCTGCGAGGAATTCTGGTCGAACGCCGAGGTGCACATGACGCTCGCCCCGCTCCTCTCCCGCCGTCTCTGGCAGCCTTTGGCGTTACTGCGCGCGTCGATCGACGACGTCGCGCAGGCGCTGGCGGCAGAGCCCCTGCCGCCGACCTACACGCTGACGCCTGAGACAGCGCGCGCGATCAAAGCCCGCGCGCTAGAGTGGCGGTACGGCAGCGCCATCGAGTTTGCCGACGCCCTCGACGCAGGGCTCGACCGCGACGCCGAGGTGTACCGCGTCGTCAACCCCGCCGCCCTGCGCGCGCACGCGGGGCGCGGGGTGGACGCGCTCGAACGCGAAGCCGCCTGGGCGACATGTAATCTCATGTGGGTGACGCGCGACGGGTCGCACTACCTCATCGTCACCCCGCGCGTGCGGGAGGTGTCACATGCGTGACGACCTCCCCTTCTGGCTGCTCGAAGACCACGACCTGGTTGATCTATGGGTCATGGTCACCCGCGGGGCGCTCAAGGGCGCGACGGTGCACGTCACGCGCTGCGAGCGCGGCGTGATCGAGGGCTATTTGCTCGACGACGAGGAGCGCCCGCGCGCGCGGGTGTGGCTCTCCCGCGCGCACGTGGATGGCCCTGTGATGTCCACCATATTCTAGACAATCAGCCCCCTCTCTCGCAGAGGGGGCAATGGAGGAGACGATGACAAACAGCATTTGGTTCAAGCTTTACCACGCCGGCGTCGCGGTCGCGTTCACGCTCGACGAGAGCGCGACGCGCGACACCATCGCCCGCCTGCTCGCGCGCGTCGACGACGCGCTCGCGCTGGGCCTCGCGGTCGAGCCGCCTCAGGCCAGCCCCCTCGCGCCGGGCGCGGAGCGCGAGGTGATCGAGGCGGTCGTCTTGAGGCAGCAGAGCAAGGGCGGCATCGCGGTCGACTGCTATCCCGCCTGGAACCAGTCGGGCACGTTCGGCCAATACAAGTGGGGTCAAGTGTATCTCGACACCCCAGAGCAGGTGCGCGAGTTCGAGCAGCTGACGGGGCTTGAGGTGAACCGCCTGCAGCCGCTGGGCGTGGACGTCGCGCCCTTGCGGCGCACCCACGGCCGGCGCCACCCCTGTGAGTACCCCTGCCGCCCGTTCTACTTGACCCGTGTCCAGACGGGCGAGCGGGACGGCAAGCCCGTCTACAAGTATGCGCTGGGCGGCTCCGCGGTGGCCGCGGTCGCTTCCAGCAACGGCCACGCGGAGGCGCACTGGTCGGACGACCGCGGCGCCGTGACGGCGCTCGTCGAGCGCTGCGCGGCGCAGGGGTGGGCGGCCGACGAGGCAGGGGCGCTGGCCTTGTCGGGCGCGCCCAGCTGGCGCGTCTTCCCGACGCGCGCGGCAGCGGCTGAGGCCATCAAGGCCGCGGCGGAGCGCCTGTCGACTTCCAGCGACATCCCGTTTTAGGAGGCGCGCATGGAACGCATCCGCCCCTCTCGTTTGGATGAGTTCGAAATCCTCAGGCTGCTGCGCGCGCACGGCAGCCTGAGGCAGGCGGCGGCGGCCTGCGGCATGACGCCGCAGGCGCTGTCGCAGCGCCTGCTGCAGTTGGGCTGGCGCGTCGTGCACCGCCCGCGCGTCGTCTCTGACCTGCCCGCGCCGCCGCGCCGGCGCTACGTCCGCCGCCCGCACCCAATTCTCAGTCAGCTGACGCTCGCGGAGGTCTGCAGCCGCATCGAGCGCCACGGGGTCAAGGGCGCGGCGGCGTCGCTGGGCTGCACCCAGGACGCGCTCAAGCACTACTTGAGGGCGCATGGCTCGCGTGTCGTCTACGACGCCGACATCGAGCCTTCCCAGCCGCTGGTTTAGGAGGCATGTAGATGAGCACGGCCGAGTTCTTGCGCTGGCTGTACCCTGACGACGGCTGGGGGCTGAGCGACGCGCCGGGCTGGATCGAGGTGCGCGCGCTGCCCGCCGCCGGCGGCCGCCCGCGCCAGCTCTTCCGCCCCCTGCCGCTGCCCAGCGCCTTCGACTTCACGAAGCTCGCGCGCCTGAACGCTGACCACCACATCCTGCTGCGGGTGGCGACGTCCAGCGCGCCCGCCTCGCGCGCGGCTGATCTGCGCTTTCTGCCCGCGCTCTGGGTCGACGTCGACGACGCGAGGGCGCTGCCCTCTGACCTGCCGCCCCCCTCGGTGTGCGTTGAAAGCGGGCGTGGGCGGCACTACTACTGGCTTTTGTCGCCTGCGGTGCACCTCGACGAGCCCGCCTGCGCCACGATGGCGCGGCGGCTCTTGCAGGCCATGGCGCGCGCCTGCGGCGGCGACGCGCAGGCCACCGACCTCGCGCGCTGTTTGCGCCTGCCGGGCTTCTTCAACCGCAAGCCGCAGTACGCTGCCAACCCGCCCTTGTGCCGCCTCTTGTGGGCACAGCCGGCGCGGCGCTACGTCTTCATGCAGCTGTGGCGGGCGTTCGAGGCGTATCTGCCGCTCCCCACTGCGCGCGTTCTGCGCCCGCTGCCGCCTTTGACGCCTGCGGCGCCGCAGCGGCTGCCGCGCACGGCGCAGGTCTACTTGGAGGCGGGCGCGCCTGAGGGGCAGCGCAACGCGGCGCTCTTCCGCGCCGCCTGCGCGCTGCGCGCGGCGGGCTGGGAGCACTGCGAGGCTGAGCGCGCGCTGGCGCCGCGCGCGCTGGCCGACGGCTTGGGCGCGCGCGAGACAGAGGGGGCGATCCGCAGCGCCTACCGCTACGCCAGCAGCGCGCCAGCCATGCCGGCCTGGTTTCGAATCGTCGCGGCCAGCGAAGACGCGCTGTTTGCGCGGAGCGCAGGATGAACGCGCTTGAGCGCTGGCAGGCCTGCGCCCACTACGTGCTGGCCGTGCTCGTGGGCGAGGAGCTCGCAAGCGGCGTGCAGCGCCACTTCTACGAAGCGGTCGCCGCCGGGCTGACCGCGCGCCACTTCCCGCCTGGGCAGCCGCGCGCGCTCTTCGCTGCCCTCGCCCAGCTGCGCGCCGAGGCCAAACCCGTGCACCCCAGCACGCTGCTGCCGCTGCTCGACGACGACGGGCGTGAGCTCGTGGCGCAGCTCGTGGCGCTCTTTGGCGAACGCAGCACGCTGACGGGCGAGGTGTTTAGCGCGCACGTGCGCGAGCTGCGCGCGCTGGGCGACCGCTGGCTCAAGGTTGACGCGCTGGAGGCGGCCGCGGCGCGCCTGCGCGCGGGCGACGACGTCGACGCCTCGCTGGCGGCGATGGCCTACGCCCTGCGCGCGAACGAGGCGGAACTGCAGGGCGAAGCGGCCGCTGACCTCGCGGACGCCCTGACGTCGCTCATGGCCGAAGGGCGCGCCCGCCAGCAGCCCACGGGCTTGCGCAAGCTCGACCAATGGACGGGCGGCTTTCAGCCTGGGGAGTTGGTGGCGATCGTCGCGCCCTTCAAGCAAAGGAAGACGACGCTCATGCTGAACCTCGCGCTGAACGCGGCGCTCGCGGGGCGCGGTGTGGCGCTCGCCATGTTCGAGGCGGACAGGCTGTCGGTGGGCGCGATGCTGGCGGCGATGCTGGCCACGCGCGCTCGTGTGCTGGAGGGCAGCTATTCAGACAGAGGCGGGCTCGCGTGGCGCGCCGTCGTGCAGGCCGCGGCCGGCGCGCCGCCCGCCTCAGCCGCCGACCGCGAGGACGTGCAGCGCGGGCTCGACGCCCTGCGCGCGCTGGGCGCTTTTCTGCGCATCTACGACCGCACCGCCAAGGGCGGGCGCTTGAGCGACGCCGCCAGCTTAACGCGGGTCGCGGCGTGGGATCGCATGCGCTACGAGCGCACCGCGCCGCTGTTCATGCTCTGCGTCGACCACCTGCAGCGCATCGGCGTGGGCAGCGACTACGAGCGCATGGTGAGCGCCGTGCCCGTCATCGAGCAGTTCGCGCGCGAGCACCAGGTGACCACCGTCGTCCTCTCGCAGGTCAACGCCGCCGGCGTCGCGAGCGGCTTCGAGAGCTACGGCAGCCACGCCAAGGGCGGCGGCACGCTCGACGCGGCGGTCGACACGCTTTACACGGTGCAGTATCGGCAAGTGATCGCGGGCACGGCGTACGGCGCGGATCGGCTCGTTGTTGGTTTGCACAGCGCGCGCTACGTCGAGTCGGGCAAGAAAGCCGCGCTGCACCTTGATCCCGCGAGTGGCTTGATTCTGGAGGAAGGAGCAGGAGAGGATGTATGTGGATAAGCACAAGCACAGCGATGACGAAACGCTCGCCTGGGTCAGCGCGCAAGAAGCACCCTTCACCGCGCCCGACATGGCGCGCGCGCTGCAGGTGCAGCGCGACGTCGCGCTGAAGCGTCTCGTGCGCCGCGCGCGCCGCGGGCTCGTGAAGCGCGTCGGGACAGTCCGCCGCGCCCATGTGCGCCGCCCCGTCGTGTTGTGGATGAGGGCGCTGCCGGCCGCGCCCAGCGAGGGCGATCCAGATGGTTGACGCACACCCCGCCCCTGCGCTCGCCTACACGCTCCCCACCCCGCCCAGCGTCAACCACTACTACCAGCGCACGCGCCGCGGCGTCGCGCTGTCGGCGGACGCGCGCGCCTACCGCGGCGTGGTGGCCGCGCTGCTGCTGGGCGCTGAGCCCATAGCAGGCGACGTCAGCGTCAGCGTCGTCTGGCAGCGCCGACGCCGGCGCGGCGACCTCGACAACATCGTCAAACCGCTGCTCGACGCGCTGGAGGGCAGGTTGTTCTACGACGACAAACAAGTTGTCATGCTCTGCGTGCGCGTCGAGCGCGCGCGCGAGGACTGCGTGCGCGTGGTCGTCGCGCCCGCTTAACCCACGTTTTTCCAAATTGTGAAACGCGCGTCATCGCGCGTTTTTTGTTATCATGGATGCGATAGATAAAAGACGAGGGTACGATGACGGCCATCACCAGCTTGAAACACCCGCGCACGCGCGAGCGCGTCGAGCGCTGCGCGCAGCTCGTGCAGGAGGGCAAAAAGCGCCGCGAGATCGTGACGCTTTTGAGCGCCGAATGGGGGCTGAGCGTGCGGCGGGTCGACGACTATCTCCAGGCGGCCTACAAGATCATCGCCGACGAGGCGGCTAGTCAGCGCGCGAGCGAGGTCGGCAGGTCGCTCGCGCGGTTGAACCACCTCTACGAGCGCGCGCTTGAGACGAACAATCTGCGCGCGGCGCTGGGCGCGGTGCGCGAGATCAACGCGATGCTAGGGCTGCACGCGCCCGCGCGGCTGCAGCTGGACGCGCACGTCTCGCTCGACTGGCGCGCAGCGGTGGAGCAGGCGTGGCAGGAGGCGCAGCGTGAGCACAGCGTGGCGCTGCTTGACTGACGACGCGCTCTTCTGCGAGACGTTTCTGCGCGTGCAGGACAAGGACAAGCGCCTCGTGCCGCTGCGCCTGAACGCCGCCCAGCGCGACTACCTCGCGCGCCGCACGGGGCGCGACATCGTGCTGAAAGCGCGCCAGCTGGGGTTCAGCACGCTGATCCAGGCGCTTTTCTTCAAGCGCTGCGTGACGTCGACGCAGACGGCGCTCACGATGTGCCACCTCGACGCGACCACGCAAGCGCTGCGGCGCGTCGTCGAGCGCTTTTACGACCACATGCCCGCGCACTTTCGTCCGCGCCGCCACCTGGCGAACGCGGTCGTGACGACCTGGCCAGACTTTGACTCCGAGATGGCGATTGCGACGGCGGGCAGCCCGACGGCCGCGCGCGGCCTCACGGTCAGCCTGTTTCACGGCAGCGAGGTCGCCTTTTGGCGCGACGCGCAGGCCGTCGTCGCGGGCGCGCTGCAGGCAGCGACCGCCAGCAGCTGGGTCGTGCTGGAGTCAACGGCGAACGGCGCGCAGGGCTGGTTCTACGAGGAGTGCATGCGCGCGCGGCGGGGCGAGTCGACGTTTACGCTCCACTTCTACCCGTGGTGGTGGTCGCGCGACTACCGCCTGCCCGTTGAGGGCGCGCTGCGCCGCACCGCTGAGGAGGCGCGGCTGGCCAACACCTACGGGCTCGACGACGGGCAGCTGCTCTGGCGGCGCCACAAGATCAAAGAACTGGGAGAGCGCATGTTTCAGCAAGAATATCCTGAGTCAGTCGAACAGGCGTTTTTGCGGGGCGAGGACAGCGTGTTCGCGGGCGCCCAGGAGCGCTTCTACGCTTCACCCCCCGAAGCCCCCGCGCCCGACAGGCGCTACGTAGTCGGGGTGGACTGGGGGCAGCAGAGCGACTACACGGCGGCCAGCGTCTTCGAGTGCGAGACGGGCGACGAGGTGGCGCTGCTACGCGTGCGCCACCAGCGCTGGGACGAGATGCGCGCGCAAATCGCAGCGCTCGCGCAGCGCTGGCGCGCGGCGGCCGTGTACGTTGAGAAAAACGCGATGGGCAGCGTCAACGCCGAAGCCCTGCAGGACGAGCTGCACAAAACGGGGCTCGACGCGGTGGTGGTCGGCTTCGAGATGACCCCTCAGCGCAAGGCGCTTCTGGTCGGGCGCCTCAAACAGGCGCTTGAGGCGGGCGCGGTGCGGCTGCTCGACGACCCTGCCGCCAACGCGGAGCTGTTGGCCTTCGCCAGCCGACAGACGCCGTCGGGCGCGTGGACGTACAGCGCGCCTGAGGGCGGCCACGACGACACGGTCATCGCGCGCATGCTGGCCCTGTGGGCGGCGGAGAGGGTGAGCGTATGAACCTGCCTAAGCGGCTGCGCCAGCTGCTGCGCCCCCAGCGCAGCGCGCTCTCGCTGCCCACCTGGGTCAGCGCGACTGCGGGGCTGACCTACCCCAACCAAGACATTGCGTCAACGCGCGCGGGGTTTGCCGCCGCCTACACCGCCGTCATCGCCGTCTACCGCGCCGTCAACATCCGCGCCGACGCGCTCAACGCGCTGCCGTGGTGCGTGAAGCAGCTGCCCGCGGACGGCAATTACGAGGCGGCGCAGGTCGTCGCGACGTCAAAGCACCCCTGGGGCCATGCCTTCGCGCGCGCGGTGGCGCGTCACCGCGTCGACACCGGGCGCGCGTTCTTCAAGACGCTGCAGGCTTACATGGATCTCTTTGGCGAGATCTACGTCGAGCTGGCGGACGCGCCCGGCGGCCTCGCGCTGCGCGTCGTCAACAGCCAATACGTGACGCCTGTGGTCGTGGACGACCAAATTGTGGCGTATCAGTACACGGGCGGCAGCGCGCCCGTGACGCTCGCGGCAGAGCAGGTGTGCTACAGCGCGGCGTTCAACCCCTACGACGACCTGCGCGGGCTTTCGGTCGTGGCGGTGGCGCTCGACGCGGTCAACGTCGAGCGCAACCTGAAGCGCTTCTTGCACGACTTCTTCGTCAACAACGCCCGCCCCGGCATGATCCTGTCGCCCGCAGGCGACGACATGTTCACCCAGCAGCAAAAGGCCGAGATCGTGCGCGAGCTGCAGGATTTTCACCGGGGCAGCGGCAGCCAGTACGCCGCCTTCGTCGCGCCCAAGGCCATCTCGATCACGGCGCTCGACCAGCCCAACCTGGAGAGCAACTACGCGATCAGCCAAACCATCCAGCGCGAGATCTACACCGCCTTCGGCGTGCCGCTCTCGATGGCGGGCGACGACCGCGCCACGACCTACAAGCAGGGCAGAGAGGTGTACGAGAACTTCGTCGCAAACACCATTCTGCCCCTCGCGGTCGACGTGCAGGAGTTCGTGAACGCGCAGATCATGCCGCGCTTCGACCTGCGCGCCTTGTTCGAGTTCGACCTGTCGCACCTGCAGTACGTGAGCGACGCTCAGATGGCGACACACCAAATGGCGCGCGAGGACTTCAGCGCGGGCATCATCACGCTCAACGAGGCGCGCGCCCGCATCGGCGCGCCCGCCCTCGACGACCGACCTGCCGACGCGCTGCCCAACCCTGTGCGCGCCGCGGTCGACTTGACGCCGACCGCCGCCATGGCCGAGGAGGCGCGGCGAGGTCTCCAGTGGCGGCGCGAGCACGGCCGCGGCGGCACGCTCATCGGCGTCGCGCGCGCGAGAGACATCGCGAACCGCCGCCGCCTGTCGGCCGACACAGTCAAGCGCATGGCGGCCTACTTCGCGCGCCACGCGCGCGACCGCGAGGCGCAGGGTTGGCGCCCCGGCGAGCCAGGCTACCCCAGCGCAGGTCGCATCGCGTGGGCGCTCTGGGGCGGCGACCCAGGGCGCGACTGGGCGGCGCGCAAGCTGGAGCAGCTCTCTCAACCCGCAGCCGCGTCCGCGCCGCCCCCTCTGCCTGACGCGCCGCTGAAGGGGGTGGACAATTTGCTCGACACGAGCGCGCGCGCCATGATCGCGCGCGGGGAGCGCCCAGGGCGCTGGTCGCGCGCGGCGGCGCTCAAGGAGCTCGACGCTTGGGAGCGCTTTCTGGCGCGCCGCGCTGACAAAGCGAACGCGCGCGCCTTTGTGCCCCAGGCCTGCGCGGGGCGCGCCGCCGACATCGTCAGCGCGGCATTAGCGGCTGGCGTCCCGCCCGCGGCGGCGATTGCGGCAGGGCGGCGCACGCTGCTGCCGCGGGCGTTCGCGCGCGAGCTCGCGCAGCTGCTGCTCGTGATGGCGGGCGTCAAGTCGATCGAGGACGTGCGGGACGAGTTTCGCGCGCAGCTCGCGCCTGTTTTGTTCAGCGCCAACTTCAAGGAGATCGAGCGCCGACGCGCGGGCACGATTGTGCGCTTTTTGATCGCAAAGTACGTGAACATCGCATATAGAGAGGGCATGCGCGAGGTGGGCGTCGAGGGCGAACCCAGCGAAGAGGAGCGTCAGCAGATCCGACAGCTCATCAAAGACCAATCCCCCTTTGTGAGTGAGCTGACGAAGGTGCTGCGCGACGAGACGCTCAGCGAGGCTGAGCTGGTCAGCCGCGTTGAAGCCTGGGTCAACGGCGCGTTGATGCCAGCGTACAACGCAGGATTGGCGGCGGGCGGCGAGAACGGCATGTTCGAGTGGCGCGAGGGCGATACAATCGAGAAGTGTAAAGACTGCCTGCGCCTCGACGGCCAGCGCCACCGCTGGCGCGACTGGGCAGCGCGCAATCTGCTGCCTGGCACGCCGGGGCAGGCCACCGAGTGCCAGGGCTTTAACTGTGAATGCAAGTTGATCCCCGTGAGCGGGGAGGCGAGAGGAGATTTTTGATGCAGCTAGACAAACAGCTCGCGTTCGGCGGGTCAGCCGCCGTCAAGCGGCGCTCGGCGGATGGCGTTTACGTCGCGGGCTACTTGGTGCGCTTCACGACGCGCGAGCAGCGCGACTTGTACGGCGAGTACTTCGACGCGAGCACCGACTTCATGCTGGAGCAGGGCTACGCGGTGAAGGGGACGCGGGTGCTCTTCAACCACGGCTACACGCGCGAGATCGGCCCGCGCGTGCTGGGCGAGGTTGTGGAGGCCGAGCTGACGCCCGCGGGGCTGTTCGTCGAGGCGTTGATCAAGGAGCAGGACGACTACACGCGCGAGGTGCTGCGCGCGCTCGAAGAGGGGCGGCTGGGGTTGGGCTGGTCGTCGGGCGCGCTCCCGCAGTCGGTGCTGGTCGAGGGGGACGGCCACATCGCGCGCTGGGCGATCATCGAGGCGTCGCTCACGCACACGCCCGCAATGCCCTTCGTCACGCAGGCGTATTTGCGCACGTGGCGCGCGGACGAGGTGCGTGACCAACTGTGCGCTTTTGGTGTACAATGCACTAAGACCAAAGGCGCCAGCGAGGGGTCGACGACAGCCAACATCGACACGACAACGCAAGAGAGGAGCACCAACAGCATGGACATCGATCGCATTTTGGAGCTGCTGCGCGAGATCGCGGCGCTGCTCGACGTCGAAATGACGGAGGACGAGGAGCAGATCATCGCCGAAGACGCGCAGGAGTTCGTCGAAGCAGCCGAGGACACGCTGCTTGAGGACGTCGTCCCCGCGGACGACGACGAGGACGAAGAGGAGGGCGAAGAGGAGGAGCGCGCGCGCATGTTGAGCGACGAGGAGCGCGAGCAGCTCGTCAAGCGCTACCTCGAGAAGCGCGTCAAAGCGCGCCGCGCCCAGCCGCGCCGCTTGCAGCCAGCGCTCGCGCCCAGCCGCGCCCGCTTCGCCGCCGCGCCCGCCACGGGGCGCTACGCTCATGTGAACCTGCAGCCGCGCAAGGCGACCCCTTTGCTCGACCTTGTGACGCTGGCCACCAAGTCGGCCGCCGGCAGCGCGGTGAAGACACAGAACCCGACCATCGGCAGCCTGGGCGGCTTCTTGGTCGGCCAGCAGCTGGCGGACGAGATCCTGCCTGAGCTGCGCGCGGGCGTCGTCGCCTTTCAGGCGGGCGTGCGCCAGACGCAGATCGACGGGGTGGGGCAGTACGTCATCCCGAAGCTGACGGTCAGCCCAACCGCCTACCGCCCCGGCATCAACCAGACCGTGAGCTCGGAAGCGGCGCAGTTTGACACGATCGTGGCCAACATGCGCCCGATCGCGGCGCAGATCGTCATCCCGCGCCAGATGCTGGCCACGCAGGCGGTGGCAGCCGAGGAGTTCCTGCGCAGCGAGCTGATCAAGTCGCTGCGGCTGCAGATCGACAAGGAAATTTTTGTCGGCACGGGCAGCGTGGTCGCGCCCAACACGGGCGCTGAAATCCTGGGCATTCGCCAAGTTGTGGCCGCCGCCGCGCCGCAGAACGTCAAAGAGCTCGGCACGGGCAACGGCGCGTTCCCCACCTTAGCTGACCTCGACGACGCGATCACCGCGCTTTATGCGGCCAACGTCGAGAGCAGCGACACGTGGGCGTGGGTGTTCCACCCCCGCGTCGAGGGCGTCATCCGCAAGCTGGCCGACACAACGGGCCAGCCGCTGCTGCGGCCAAACTACGGCGACCCTGGCTACGAGCGCTTGCTGGGCTTCCCGAAGCTCATGACAACCCAGATCCCAGTCAACTTGACGACTGGCACTGACACGACAACGAGCCTCATCTTCTTGGGTAGGTTCGACTACGCACAATACATCATGTCGAACCAAATCGAGATCATGGTCGACGAGTACTCGCTCGCCAATAGCCTCCAGGTGCGCGTCGTCGCCTACACCTTCAGCGACTTCGTCGTGCACTACCCCGAAGCCTTCTACGTCATGACGGGCGTCAACTACTAGGAGTGAGCAATGATCAACCACGGCATCCAGATCAACGTGTTTCACAACGCAGCCGTCAGCGGCACGGGCGGCAGCACCGCGTCGCTCGACATCGCGAGCTTTGAGGGCGCGATCGCGATCGGCGTCAACGCGCGCGCAGGCGGCACGGGCACGATGACCGTCACCGTCGAGCACAGCGAAACGGGGACGGGCGGCTGGGCGGCGGTGCCGGCGTCGGCGCTCTACGCGCTCGGCACCGGCCAGGCCAGCGCGTTCCCCGACGTCGGCACGACCGCCTACAGCCAAAAGCGCGGGCTGCAGCGCCAGCAGCTGCGCCGCTACGTGCGCGTGACGTTTGGCGGCACAGGTTTGTCCCACAACGTGGCCTGCGCGGTCGCTTACCAACCGAAGTACACCGAGGTCGAGTAATCCTGCTGCCCGCGCTGTGCGCGGGCAGCCTCAGCGGAGCGAGGGCTTGTTCTTCGTCAACTACACGTACAACATCGCGCCCGTTGAGGGCCTGGAGGTGCTCGTCAACACGACCGCGCCCACGGTGTTTCGCGTCGCGGTGCAGACGAGCCAGTACGCCGAAGCCTTGCTGCGCGTGCGCTTGGGCACGCCGCCGCGCCCGGCCGTCCACCCGTTCTTGTTCGCCACCGAGCGCAGCCGCCGCTACTACTTCTACCTCGTGCGCGCAGGGCGCGTGCGCACGAACGGCAGGCGCTACGTGCGCAGCGGCCGATTGGTCAGCAGCTGGCGCGTGCTGCCGCGCGGCGGGTCACGCCGGGTGCGCCTCGCGATCTTCAACCAGGCGCGCGTCAGCCAGTTCGTCTTCGGCAATGCAGCGGGCAGCCGCCAGGTGCCGGGCCACCGCGTCACGGGCTGGCCGCTGGCCGCGAAGCAGCTGCCAGCGATTTTGCGCGAGACCAACGCTTACTTTGAGCGTCGCTACGACGAAGAGGTCGGGTTGCAATTTGTGACGCTGCAGCGGCGCGTCAGGCTGAAGGAGTTTCGATGATCTACACGTCGCAGTACACGCGCCCCGACCTGGTCGCGCAGCAGCTTGAGAAAGCCGACCCCGCCAACCCGCCTGACCCCGCGCAGGCGCAGTACGACGATTTCTTCGACCTCGTCGACAGCTACTGCCTGCAAGCCAGCGCTTATGTTACACACCTCACGGGCAGGAGCTTTGTGCCCTACTACCACACGTACACGCTGCGCCAGCAGGCCCTCGCTGAGCGCCGCCTGAGCGCATTCAGCACGCTCTACCTGCCCGACGACCTGATTGACGCTGTGGGCGTGAAGGAAAACGGCGTCGCGCTGGCCAGCAGCGACTACTACCTCGTCGCGCACGACCACTGGGGGACGCGCCCCTTTGTCGGCATACGGCGCAGCAGCGGCTGGGGGCTGGCAGCAGCGTTCGACGACGAGGTGACAGTCGAGGGCTGGTGGGGCTTCGCGCGCACGTCCAGCTGGTCAACGCATGTCGAGAACGTGACGGCCAGCGCGTCGGCGACGACGATCGCGGTGACGGGCACTTACAAGCGCGGCGAGTATTTGCGTCTCGGCGCAGAGCTGCTGCGCGTGCGGGGCGCGACAGCGACGACGATCACGGTCGAGCGCGGCGTCAACGGGACGACAGCGGCGGCGCACACAAATGCCAGCCTGCGGCGCGTGACCGTGCTCGCGGACGTGCAGCTGGCCGCGACGCGCCTCGCCGCGTGGCTTTATCAGCGGCGGGCGGACACCGTCGGGCGCGTGCAGCTGGCAGACGGCAGCGCGCTCGTTGCCGAGATGCCCAGTGCGGTGCGCGAGGTGCTCGCGAACTACGTGCGCTGGGGGAGGATGTCGGTGTGAAAATCCGCGAAGAGACGTGGGATCGCCTGACGACCGTCTTGAAGCAGCTGACGCACCCGACGATCAAGCTGTCCGTGCCGGGCTTCATCAGCCCAGCCAAGCAGCAGTACGAGGGCGTCGTGATCGTCGTGCTGCCCGCGCGCGGGCAGGGGCAGGCGCGCGCGCAGCACTTAGGGCAGTACGTCATCAGCTGGCAGGTGCAGCTGCTCGGCGGCGAGGCGGGGCTGGGGCTGTCAGCGCAAAAGCAGCGCGAGATGCTCATCGTCGCTGACCTCGTGCACGACGCGCTCAATCGCGACCCGCAGCTGAAAGACCCCGCAACGGGTCAGGGGTTGCGCTGGCTGGAGCGCTGCTTGGTCACGGGCGACGACGGCCTGCAGCTCGTCGACTACCCCAGCGGGGGCAGCGTGCAGTGGTACGCCTACACGCTTGAGCTCACGTGCCAGTACCAGCTGCCCACGTGCTGAAGCGCGCGTTCCGAGAGTGAGCTCACGTCGCGAGACTGCCGAGACTGCGCCTCGATCAAACACACCCAAAGCAGCGCGCGTACTCTTCGGCGGAGTACCGCGCCATGCCGATCGTGAGCTGCCCCTGCGTGATGCTCAGAGGCCGATCCAGAAGCGTGACAGTGATCCTGCCGTCACGGGCGAGAATGGCGCCCCGCTTGAGAGCGAGGCGCAACGTCTCGACCTCATAAGGGTGAAGCCAGGCAAAACCCATGGCAGACGCAAGCGCTAACACAGAAGCCAGCTCCTCGTCGGGCTCGTCGGGCTCAATCCTCTCGGCCTTCTCGGCAGCGCACTCCTGCAGCTGCGCCCTCTCGGTGTCGGAGTAGGGCGCGACGCGCCCCAGCGTGTAGTGCACGCCCTCGCGCAGCTCGTCGACATCCAGCGCGTCAACCGCGTAGACGTCGGGGAACTCGATGCCGCCTTGGGCGCGCCAGTCGTAGCGGCCTGCAGTGATGAGGCGGTTGGCGATCAACACGGCGCGGTGCCACGCGCCGGCGTCGTTGCGGCCAGCCAGCAGGGCAACCTGCGCTGTGCCTGTGGTCAGGGGCGGGCAGGCAGTCAGCATTAGACCCCCTCGTCCGCGCGCTGCTGTTCATACCAGGTCACGAACTGCTCGAACAGCCTGAGCGCCTCATCGTCGAGCGTCGTCGCTGAGCGCGCGACCGGTTCACGCAGGGCTTGGATTAATTCCCGCACTTTGTCGAGGGGCACCATGCGCGTCGAGAGAAACGTCAGCACCACGTTCACCGCGCTCAAGAGCAGGATCAGCCCCACGATCACGATCTCGTTCACGATTTGCACTACTTCCATCATTCACCTCTACCTTGGTTGATTGGTTTAACATATCAAACACCTCGCGCACGAGCGCGTGGATCGACGCGAGCTCACTCGCCACGCGCTGCTGGGTCGCAACCAGCGCGCTCGTCTCGCGATGGTGCTCTTCGATCTTCGCTGACGTGTCGCGCAGCAGCACGTACATCTCGCTCAAGCGCGCTGGGATGGGCGCGAGCTGCTCCAGCAGCGCGCGTTGGTGCTCGTCGAGGCGCGCCTGGATCGCGGGCGCGACCTGCGCAATCTCAACGCTTAGCGCCTTCACGTCGACGTCGACGCCGCGCACGCTTGCGTCGAGCGACGCCAGCGAGCTCGACGTCTCGCGCGAGGTGACGGTGATCGTCTCGTTCAAGCGCTCCATCGCCCGCAGCTGCTCGCGCGCCGCGTTTGTCTGCTCGCCAATCGCCCCCTGGAAACCCGCCAAGACATCAATGAGCCTTCGCTGCAAATCCGTGTCGCCCCGCCGCGCGCGCAGCGCAACCAGCAATGCAAACAACGCCGCCAGCGAGAGGGTAAACCCCGCCCCCATGTCGACGATGTAGCGCGCAAAGCGCAGCGTCTCGATGTCCACGATCACCTCCTCACTTTAGTCTACTACGTCATCACGCAAAAGACCACACGCGCCCTGACCTCCCACGTCTGCGCCGCGAGCCCCGTCCACCGCAAGCGCAGCGCGTTGGTGGAGGTCGAGACGTCGACGTCGATCGAGACACCCACCGCGTCGGTAATCGTCGTCGTCGTGTTGTCCTCGCCCACGAGCACCGCGTTTCCCGCCGTGGGGCGGCGCGCACGCGCAAACACGCGCCGA